ATCTACAAATTCTTCAAGAACGTCAAGATAAGGTTGACTTAAGATTTCATCTTCCCTACCTTCTTTTCGCAATTCTCTATCAAATTTATTTATAAACGCACCTAATTCTTTTTGAATTTTAGGGTTAAAACTATCTGAATCAGGAATTAATTCTGGATGCTCCTCTAACCAATCTTGAGCGTTTGTCAATTTTATTTGCTCATCATAGTCTTCTGTTGGAACAGTAGGTTTTTCACTATCATTCTCATTTTCAGAAGGAGAATTTTTAGAAACATAACTTTCAAACTCATTAACCTTGTGTAAAAGTTTTTGGTGTATTTCGTCTGCTTCAATTAATAGATCAGGATCATCACCAAGTAACGCTTGTTTTTTTAAACTTTTAGCTTTTTCTAAATCATTATACAAATCACGTGCATACAATTTAGTATTATTATCTATTGTTCCATCAAGAGCGTTTTTTAACTCATAATTTTCTTGTTCTAACTTTTGACGATCAGCTAAAACACTTTTACGTTTTTTCTTTTCTAAATAATATTTTTCTCTATATAGATCTGCTTCATTGACAGGTTCTTCTTCAATATGCGCTTCTACATTCTCAGAATCATCTCCATCACTAAGTTCACCCACATTCTCTGAATCTTCCTCAACCGAACCCTCAACAAAATCCTCAGCATACGGATCAGCTTCAACAATTTCTTCATTATTTTGTAATTCCTCTTGAATATTTTTCTCAATATCCCGCATTACTTCGTTTAAATCTTCTTCGGGATTTATCCCATAACTAGCATTTTCCATCTATCTAACCTCTCTTGGATCTTTAACCACCATTAACGGAGCATCATCAGGTATTGAAAACACAGGTAATTTTTTATAATTATATCGTATTCCAGCATGTCTTGGAAAAATCACCCAATCACCTGTTTTATACCAATGCCCCCAGTCTTTATACCAATCTGCGCTGAAACATGCGTCACCCATCTTAGCAACATAACCTACAATTTCACTATAGATATCTTTAGAATTATCTAGTATAAGCCCGCTTTTTGTTTTTTGAGGCTTAATGTATAATCTTATCAATATGTCTGTTGGTTTTATTATACAATCTTCAAAGTTCTTTAACTCCTCAACCATGTCAAAGTTATCAAAATCTATTCCTATTTCATCAATACCAAACATAATTAATTACCCCTATTTAATTCTTTAATAAAATCTGATAATGAGTTTAACGTGTACCTTGCGCCCAAATTGTACTTATATTCTTCTATATTGTAGATACTGCCATTTATAAGTCTATTCTCAACACTTTCTAAGTTAGCAGTAATAGTTTTTATTAGTTCATTTAAAATGTATTCTGAATCTCTCATTATAACCTACTCTTTAATTTTTCTATTTCAATTCTCGCCTCAAGTAACGCCTTTTCCTTATCTGCTTTTAATCTCTCTTTAGTTTCTTCAAAATGTAATTGAGTTTTAAATACATCACCTTCTAACTTCATATCTGCAATTTCTTTTTGAATAACACTATGTTCACGTTTTTGATCAATATCGGCTTTTAATAATGCATTTGGATTTAGCTCATCATCTTCTTGCTCTTGTTTGTTTAAACCTAAACTTTCAACAGCATGAGCAGCTTTAACAGCTATCATGTTTTGCATTTCTGGGTCATTAGGATCAATTTGACTTAAATCAATACCCATTTCTTGCTGCATTTGTAGCATAAATTTCATTGCGGCATGTTCTTGTATATGTGCTTTTGCTTGATCAGTGTCAACAGCAGAATGCACAACAATATGAGCATCATGATTCTGATCTAACCCAGCTTTAACAGGTTTATTTTGCATCATATTCATATTCTCACTAATAGGGTCAGTCGGTTGCACTTCATCCTCTTGTACAATAAGACTTTCAATAACATCAGCACTTAGACCTTGAGCCTTAAATATCATTTTTAACACTTCAACAACGTTTACCTTATCTGGCATTTGCATTGCTGTTTGGAATATTGCTTCTGCTCTCATTATTCTTTGAATATTAGAATTAACAGAAGGATCTGAAACAGGAATTAATTGCACCGAATCAATAAAATGTTCTCTAGTAATGATATAGTTTTCACCATTAATAAAAAACTCTTCTCTATCAACAACTTCTTTAAACACATCATCAAGTAATCTTAACTCTTCTGAAAAAGATACATGTAATGACTTTAATACAGAAGATTGTATCTTGTTACTTTCTTCTAAGAAGGCAATAGCTGTGCCAGTTGGAATATCTTCTTTGCTGTCCATCATGCCAAGTTCAGCGGTTGACAGCTGGTCTTGCATCTGACTAATTACTTCTTGTCTTAATTGCATCAAAGCTTGCGATGGTCCATTACTTGGTAATGGTGAAAACAAATCTTTAATATTACCAGTACCTTCAAGAAATTGCCATTGTCCAGCACCCAAAGTAATATCTGTTTTTTGTTGCTTACTTGTTCCTTTTTGAATAAAGCCTGCTGGTAAATTTTGATAAGTTGCAGCATCTACTGTTTGCCTTAACATATTAGTAACGGCTATTGCATTTGTACCAGACATGCGGGCTAAACCCAGACCCCATATATCAAAACCTGTAAAGTATTGATAAGAGATAAAATATTTTCTACGGGTAAAACTAGCGTCATCTTTTTTCCAATTACGTTTAATACAAAGTATCTCTTTGCTTTCTTTATCAATTGTAACAATGTAAGGTCTCGGAATATCTTTTATCTCATCTGAATTATAGTTAGGTTCAAACGTTTCTAAATTTAAATATATATGCGATTCGTAAACATCATGTAACGTACGTTGTGTGTAATTAGTAATGTTAATAATATTACTTGTATCTGGTTTAGAATCATATGCATCGTAAGTGGCACTACCACTATCATTACTATCCCCATCAACTTTTAAATAAGGTAGTTCAACATCCCTATAAACATTACTCTTTTGATTTATTAAAATATCACGTGCTGATAATTTTAAGATATGGGTTAAGCGATCTGATTCAAGTATAGATGTACAATCAACATTAATTAAAAAGTTTTCAGGTAATATAAATCTTGAAATAGGTTGTTTAACAATATCATCATAATAAACCTTTTTAACAACAGTGCCGTAAAACCCAATATAATATAAGGATTTTTCAAAATCCTTATAGTACGCTGAATCTTTTACTGTTAAAAAATAGTTAAGCCATTGTGCCCTAGTGTTAGCAATCTCATCAAGATCATCGTTGCTTTGACCCACTATTTTATATGAACATGGTCCACTTTCAGGTAACATCTCACTTCTAGACGTTGCACAAAATCTAATCAACGCAGTACTAAGCGTTGTATCAAACGTACGACACGCTTGAGTAAATGGACTTTCTGTTAAGTCTTCTAAGTTATGACCAAGATACTTTTTAACCTTATTGTGAATATCAAGCCATGGTTGCCTAGCTTCAATATCTTCTTCTAAACAATCTAGAATATAAGTTGATATTTTTGTTAAGGTTTCATCCTTCATTTTCAAAGCTAAGTTAGCATCGAACTTATCATCTTTAACTTGCTCTAATTCAGGTTTACCTATTTCATAAACACTATCGCCATTTTCTAGATCTTCAACTTTATTGATATCTTCATCAGTTATATTATCTGGTATAACTTGACCGTTAAGTTGATTATCAATAGTGTTTTCACTATCTCGTAACTGTAATCGCTTATTATTTCTTTTCATTATTTAATATATTTTCAAGTTCTAAAATACGTTTTTTATATTCTTTAACTTTTTTTCTAGATCATGCACTTTCCAATTTAGCATTGCAAGCGCATCATATTGTTTTTCAGTAATCATATTAATAAAACCTAACAGTTTCTTTAAATTCATCAACAGGATCACGGTAATCTTTAGGGTGAGATATCCTGCTACCATCTCTAAGTACAATCAATGCTTGAGTCATTGTGTCTACATAATCCCTTGAACTAACATTTGGGAAATAACTTATGCTTGTTACAAACTCATCAGCAAAGTCAGCCATTTTGTTTGCGTTATTCTTTTGACAAGGCATCCATACTATACCGCTTTCAATTAACGAGGTAATCAACCTAACACGCTGTATTTTATCACCATGCTTGTTAGGTATAAAAGGTTGTGCATAAATACCACCACGTCTTAGATCCTGTATTAACGGATCGCCAGAAGCCTTTGCCTCAATAACTATTAGGTCAGGTTGATACTTTATGGACGCAGGCAAAGTATTTGGCGCAGTATCTCTGTAGTTATTTGCAAGCCTTTTAACTCTATCTCTAAGTTCTGGATATTCTAACTTATCACGCCAACAAGATAACAATATCACATTTTCGTTATCATATCTATCCCTAAAAACTCCCCATGTAGTACAAGCGGAATAATTAGAATCATCATGGGCAGTAAGCGCAGTATCCCAAGATTGTATTACAAAATCTAAATCTGGAAGCTCTTCATATTGATATAATTTAAACCAATGTTTCTTAATCATTCCACCCTCAAGTGGCGCTGGTCTTTGTTGATACTGCGCAGCATAACCTGCTGTACCCATCTCTCTCTTTAATTGCCTAACAATTTCAGGAGTATCACGACAACTTAATAGTTCACCTTCAACAGTTCTTTTATCATTAAAGTTAGACTTAATATTACTCTCATACTCCATGGGAAGGATATACTTAAGCCATTGGTTTTCTATGTCATTCTTAATTATATTACCTGATATGTCATTCTCACTTTGTGATCGTTGTTGTACAACAATACGCACAGCAGTTCGTGCATCATTAACACGATTAAACATCTTCTGCGACCACCAAGTGTTAACTCTTTCAGTTGTAACCTCTGACTCACCGCTTGGATCGTTTGGATCATCAATAATTAAGATATTTCCGCCTTTTCCCGTGATGAACGAGCCAGCACTTGTGGAGATTCTATAACCTGTTTTATCATTAGCGAAGTAACTCTTACTATTTTGATCTCTGCGTAGTTTAAATCTATCGCCCCAATTATCCTGAAACCAAGTGCTTTCAATAAGCAATTTACTAGTATCGGATATTTTTAATGCGAGTGAGTTAGTGTATGAAGCACAAATAAACTTTTCCTCTGGATTATGAAGCCAAACCCAAACTGGAAATGCTATTGATATTAAATTGGTTTTTCCTTTTCGAGGGGGAAGATTAATTAATAAATTCTTAATCTTTCTGTGATAACAATCTTCTAATGATTTTGATATTTCTTTTAAATACCATTCATCAACGAACTCTGTGTGTCCTTCAATGACGTGCCATGATTGCTTAAAAAACTCATATAAGCTAGCTTCGGCAATATCTTTATCAGAAAATAACATTGTTTATCCATTTTATTTAAATACCCTTAATGCTACTCTAATTAAACCAATGGATATAAGCAATTAGAGTAGCATTAAGGGTACTAGATTATTAACCTAGTATAAAGTTATTAAAGAATATACCAGAACCGTTAAGCTCTAGGTATCCTTGCGTGTTTGTGCGAAAACTATAATCTACACCATCTAATGTAACCACAAAACCATAGCTTAATTGACCACGATCACTATATATCGGATCAAGAGCTGTAACAACTACAGGTTGATTAATTGGAACATCTTTATTATCAATTACTTCATCTACAGCAACATTATTACCAATTACTTCATCTACAGCAACATTATTACCAATTACTTCATCTACAGCAACATTATTTTTTTTAACTTTAGTCATTTATTTTCACCTGCAAGTTGTTTAGCCCTTTTATCATGCCATTCTTCGTCATTAAGATATTCAGTATATTTCTTAATTTTTTCCATTCTAACAGCTTTTTCTTCTGGTGTCTCAACTATTTGATCTTTAACTTTTGATTCAGGAATGGTTTCACTCCAACGTGCACGAGTTTTCAAGTAGAAAATAAGCGCAGTTGTATCACCTTCAGTGGTAATACCTAGTGCTTTATCTTGTAATTGTTGCGCAAAAAGAACTGTTTTAGCAACTCTTCCTTTTTGATAACTTACAGCCACTTCTGGCTGTCTCTTCATTATTTCATAAAAAGTATTTTGACCGATACAGAAATAAGCAGCTATTTGATCAACAGAAAGGTAAGCAGCTAATCTTTCAACTTCTACAAGATCTTCAACATCAAAAACATTCTTTTTAGTCCTATATCGATGACCTGA